TCCAAAAGTTGCTGCTCTGTCCGTAACTTCTGCTGAGCAAATGCCTGTTCTCCCAGCAAGAGCTTTTGGATATTCTCTTGCTCCTTCTCTACGTCAATGAGTTTTGTCTTAGTACCCGCCGCTTCTGCACGGGTCAAAAGTTGCTGTCGCTCTTTTAGTCTCGAAATAGTTTGACCTAGCCGGTCGCGCTCCTGCTCAAGGCTCTGAACTCGCTCCCTTTGCTGCTCGGCAGCTTGCCCACTAAAACTCACAGATTTCTGAAGTCGCGCTTGCTCCGCCAGTTCTTCATTGATTCGTTCTAACTGCTCATCCAGGGCGGATAGAGTTGTAGTCGTTCCTGCAATCTCAGCAGATATGGACGAAAAGGTAGAGGGGCCATCCTGCTCAAGATTTTGGAGCGTTTCTTTAACTTTATTCAGGGCGTCTGCGGCCAAGTCTGCCCGCTGTTCGCTACCTTTGAGAGCGGCTTGAACGGCGTTTATAGCCAGCACCAAACCAGAAAATACAGCAATCGGGAGAGAAAACTTGCCGAGCACGGCAAGGACTGGCCCTGCTGCACCCTTTAGAAGATTAGCAGCAGTCCCAAGACTTAAGAAAGCAGTTCCCAATATGCCTATTTGAATTGCGGATTCCGCGACTGGACTAGGAAGTGATTTGAACGCACCAACCGCGCCCTCAACGATACTAAGGAAGTCCTCGCCCGCAGCTTGCTTGGTTTGCTCAAACCTGGCATTTACGTTGGCAATTTGACCGCCAAGAGTTGCCAAATCTCGTTCAGCAAAGCCGCGAACCTTTTTGCCGACTTCCTCTATCAGGGTGCCTTCTTCTCGATATTGCCTAATCTGTGTTGCTGTAAGTCCCGTTACCTGAGTCAATCCGCGAGCCATTCCGAGTTGTGCTTGGTTTAGCAACACTGCTGCCCCCGCCAACCCCCGCCCAGATGCCGCCGCTAAATCCTGAACAACCGTAAGCCGCCTAAGCGCCTCGTCCGAGCTTCCTGCCGTTCTCAGCAATATGTTCACAGCGTCCAATAGCTGCGTTTGGGAAAACTGCGTTGTTTGACCTAACTGTTCGGTTGCGGCAAATACACGCCGAGCACTTAGTTCCGCGTCCTCACCAAGAAGCTCCAAGCGGTTCTGCAACTGCACAAATTGGCGCTCAGATTCAATGGCTGCGCCCGTAATCTCCCTCAGACCACTCGTAGCAAATACCCCTGCCAACAGACCACCAATGTTTCGCAGAGTCCCACCAAGCTGCGTGAATGATGCCTGAGTCTGTTGGACTCCCCTGACCGCCTCCCGCCCGCCAACCTGACGCATTGCGTTTCGCAGGTTTTCGGCTTCGCCGGTTGCCTTTTGGAGGCCATCAGTAAACTCCCGTATGGCTTGCTTGAATTGTTCAAAGCCCGCCTTATCGAGTTGAGATTGGATTCTGAGACTGAGTTGACTCGCCATTGTTAGTGTATAGTCTTAATAGAGACAGTCCTATCTTCCCTAGCCTTATATCCAGGGAGTTTTCGCGCTTCTTCTTTCACCCGTTCCATCTCCGCCAATTCGACTGCGACCAGAAATTGATACTGCTCGGCGGTCAATCCTTCCAGGGTGTCGGCTCCGAACATTTTATATCCGTAGGAGCGAGCCACATGGAGCCGATTCTGTATTGCGGTGCTCCCTACGAGTTTTTTCTTTCGTCGTCCGTTAGCACGAACGCATCCCTGTAAAGTCTTGACAGCCGCATAAGTGTCTGGTCATCGAGGAGCACCACGTCTTCTTGGTTCTCGAAGTACCGCGCCTTGCGATTCGATTGCTGGCGCAGCGCGAGATAGATTGTCCCGCATTGCTCCGACTTGGCCAACATAAAAAGTCGAACATCCAAGTCAAAGGATACTTCGAGACCGCGCCGACTCGCCTCCGAAATCCACCCCTGCACTACCAGCAAGTCCATTGCTGATAACGGAACGAGAGTCGCTACGATACGGTCTTTGGTGAAGTCCTCCAACCGACGTTCGACTTCTGTAATTTGTTCTGCTTTGTTCGGGGCGTCCGAGGCTTTTAACTCCTCAAGCACAGTCTCTAGCGTCTGTATTTTGCTGATATGGCGAGGCACGTCCACGTCAAGATGCGTCAGCCGCAGCTTTCCCACCGCCGTTGCAGTGGAGCCTACGGTCTCCGCCGTCTTGAGCGCAGATTGCTTCTCGCGCTCAGTTAGGTCTTCAGCCATATCCCGATTCCTCCGATAGTTGTATCCCGATTTGTTACACTACGCCCAATCCCATTTCACCATTTGTAGGGTAAAGAAATGGGGAAGCCCAAAGTCCTTGTCGGGATGGCAAGGGTCTTTGAATACGTGGGCAGCGTTTTGACTTCCCCAAATCCCTAACTAACAGCTACCTTATGGGTCAAGGTAAGCCGTAACGACTTCCCAAACGTCCGTTGTTGCCGGAGCCGAAGTCAACGTGAACTTCGTCGCAGTCAGCGTCCAACCCGTGTCCGTCTGAACACCGTTCTTCAGCACCATAATGTCGCGCCGCATAACGTTGTCAATTTCCACTTCCTCAGACGGTTCATCCAGCGTAACCTCCCACGGGGTCAGCAATGGGAAGTTCTGGTCAGTATCCGAGTTCGGGGGAACTGCCTGAAGGTATACCGAACCTGCCGGTACACTCGCCAGGATGCGACTGTAAAGCAGTCCTGCACCCTTAAGGCGCAGCACGTTTGTCGCTGTTCCATCCACCGTAATCCGCGATTCCTCACGGACTGGTTCGACCGCCGCCACACCACGAACGCGAACGCTCTTAGCGATGATGCTCTGGAAAATCTTGCCATCCTCGTTCCGAACGTTCAAGATGCAGTGAATCCCCTTCAAAATCGAGGGGTCATGCACCGTAATCGCGGAGCCTGGGTCAACATCGTTCAACATCGCGTCAACGAGCTTGCTGTCCGAGTCGAAGTAATCAAAACGAACCTCAGCACCATTGTAGCTTGTGACCACCAGTGCTGCTTCGTTGTTGTCGAACTCGAAAATAGTTCGCTCATCGTATCGCGGAGTATAGTCAAACGATTGTGCCAGCGGTACACGGACGATGCCGTGCGACTTGCTCACTAGCTCCAATTTTGTTCTTGTTCCTACCACCGTTTCAGCCATTTCTTTACTCTCCTCCTTGTGTTTAGACTAGCTCGAACCAAAACATGCGAACGAGCAGTCTGTATCGCTTGATATTTTGGTCGGCTGCATCTACAATAAACTTTTCGTTTACTGCGTTGTCTGTCCTATCTAACGTTATCTTGCCTACTTTTGGTTCGCCCACCTGACTAAAATCTTTCAGGTCTATCGGAGGGACTATGAATAGCCCCGTATCTTCGTCAATCTCACCTGCGTTCACCAGCGCGTAAACCACCTTGTCTCGCAGTTCTCGTACTGTCTTCTCGGCTTCCGCTGATGCCGCAGTATCCTTTGCCCAACAGTTTATCTCAATCAGTGTTTGGTTCCGTGCTCCTTTTATGGGCTTCCCCAAAGAGTCGAAGCCAAGCACTCGGTCTAGTGCAAACTCCCCTCGGTTAAACAGCCCAACCTCGGCTATTGAAATTGAGGGAAACAGCAAACTCGATAACGGGTATCCGAAGAACCACCAGAATATCTTACCACCTGGCAGTACCGTGGATACTCCGTCGTGTACCTCTCCGCCTCCAATCTCGTTCACCAGGAACTTGTTGAAGGAAGTCATTAGATTTTGCTTGCCCGCTTTGGGGGCAAAGTTACTTGGAAGCGGCATTTACGCTACAATCTCCTCGGCGGGGTCGGGTTCCACCATCGTTCCCGCGTCGTAAATCTTCTTCGTCCAAGCATGGAACAATCGCTCCATCCAACTTTCTGCCTTAAAGCGCGTCAGTTCCACAAAGTTCCGCGCCGGAATCTTGGATGTTCCAACCTCAAGAAAGATACCGTAAGGCACTGAGTTCAAGATTGTGATGTCCAGCGGGGTTGGTGCGTCGAAGCCGGAGTAGGTCTTTCCTTCTTCTACGGCGCTTGGGTCGAAGTGGTAATCCCTGCCTGGCGCTTTTTCCGCAATAGAGATGTCGTACAACTGCCGCGAGTAGTCAATGTTGTTCTTATCGAGCCACCCCACCCATCCGCCACGCAGCATCCCTGTGTCCACGGGGGTAACACGAATCAGGTACTTGTGAACCTCAAAGATGAAGTCGCCAAAGAACTTCTCAAAGTGCGCCTCAAAGTCGTCGCCAAACGCGAACCACTCTTTCAGCACTTCGGGGTTTTCAACCGTGATGGATGCAATGAACTCCCCGCCCTTTGGCTCACCTGGGGGCGGCGGGATGAACAAGGCTTCCGATGATTGAACGATGTGTGGCATTAGGTGTCTACCTTCCGCAGTACGTAAGAATGTAGGATAGTGACTCCGCCTATCACAGTTGGGTTGGTCTTCCCAACAAGTCGGTATTCCGAATCGCGCCAAACCACGCGGTCTCCGATGGTGCCAACCCTGTCCGATACTTCGTGCAGTTGTTCAACCAGGTCTACTTTGATGTCGCCTACCTGGTACAGCCCACCGGAATACATGATGTCCGCTTGCTCAACTGATTTGACCACCGCCCGCGAGGGGTGCGTAGTAAAGGTGTACGTGGGGCTAATCCCTTTTGTGGGGTCGCCTGGACTGGAACCGGAAATCCGCCTAATCAAAACAGCTTGCCCCCCGTCTAGCAGGGCTTGTTTCATAGCGGTCTTGTCCAGGTCTTTACCGAGTCCCATTCCTTGCTCCTTTACTCAAACCTT